CTGATAAGGGGATTAAATCTGATGAGCAAACCGACTCAAAGAAAACAGGCGAAGAAGCTGGCGCGCAGGGCAGCGATTCTGAAGGAAAAAAATCAGATGAGGAACAAGGGGCTGGTGATGATTCCAAAAAGGGTGCTGGAAGCGAGGAAGAAGCAGACCCAAACGCTGACGAAAACCTAGAACAGCAAAACGGTCCTCAAAACGATACCGCTAGTTATCGTAAGGTCCAAAAGGAAATCGAGGCAGACAACCAAGCTATGCGCGCGGACGTTGCCAAGGAGTTATATCCTGATTGGTCCGATGACATTCTCGATGCTGATGGCGATCCTATCAAAACACCTCGTGATGTTATGGCTCGTACTAACCCTGCCACCGGCAAGAGGTTCACTGAAGAAGAAGCTACTGCGTGGCTTTTCGCTGCTCAGGAACACAAAGACAAAGAACGTACTGCTATGCAGGAACGTGTCGCACAAGTTTCTGATGTCATGATCGATCAGCGCGACCAAGCGGACCAAGTAAAAAGTAAGTATGGAAACCTACTCGCTAAATTACCTGAGCTTCGTAAAGAAATATTTGCTGACTATAAGGCAACCTTAGTCATTGATAAAGAAACTGGACTCATTGTTGATGCACCTGTTTCAATGTACCGTTTCTTTGAACGTGCGCTTCGACCATATGAACAATATGTGAAGCAAGTGCAAGCTGACTCTGCCAGTAAAAAGCAGACTCAAACTGAAGCCGAACGCAAACAGACTCATCAGGATCGTGAAGATATCCACTCAGCAAGTGGCGGCAGTGATGCCATGAAGGACCCTGAAGAGGCTGGTTGGGAAAAGGCTGCTAAAGAATATTACGAAGGTTAATGGAGGAAACTATTATGTCAGAAAAATTATTTGAAGATGGCAAAGTAATCACAGTAGATGGCGTTGAGCTTGAATGTGTTGCTGTTGCTGAAACAGTGCCAGAAGGTCAACCAAGCATCTTCAGCTACACGTTCCGCGTAAAAGCAGAACTTGATGCTGAGCGCAAGGCATCGGCAGAAATTAATGAACTCGAAGGGGAGGAATAAGCCATGAGTCAAAATGATGGTCGCATATTACTTAGTAAAGAAGAAGCTCGGCGTAAGGCTGATGAAAAAGCAAGCGTAGTCGGTATCACGTTTGAGCGCATGACCGATGGTATGCTCGAAACTCGTGTTGCGAGTTCTGTTGAACATATCGCCGCCTTTTTCAACTCAAGCGATGAAGGTCCAAATGCCAAGAACAAACAAGACTTCGGTTGGCGTTTAGCCCCTGAAGATTTGATTGAGCTTGAAGATTTGAAGAACGATCCGAATGTCATGGAACGGATTGCCGCTACCTATCAAATCCCTGCTGAAGATGTTGCTGATTACAATGTCCTCAAGTACATGGCTTCAAAGCGATTCAAGACAAAGGTTGTTGATACTAAATCTGAGCAACGTGATTACGAAAGCGATTATGCTAAGCGTGTCCGCGAAGCTCGTGAAGGCAAAAAAGAAACTCCTGCCAAAGAAAACAAACCAAAGGCTGAGCCTAAAGCTCGCCAGGTAAGTCGTGATGCCGGTGATGGTCAATTCGTTTCAAAGGACGAAGCCAAGGCTAATCCTGCTACCACAGTAACCGAAACTGTCAAGCCAGAAACCGAAAAGCCTGTTGCAAAATCAGACGAAAAAGCTGATAATGGTGGTAAAGCTTAATCACTAAACAGGGGGTCATATGCAACCAGGTCAATCAACAGGATATGTAACAGGGAATATTTCCACTCAAAATACCGTTCCTGCTGGTGTGGCACCCGCTAACTCCGCTGTCGAGCTAGACCTCGGCGGCGGTTTTAATACTCTCGGTATTCAAGTCAAAGGTACCTACACCGGCGCATTGTCGGTACAATATACTATTGATGGGACCACTTGGGTTACTGTCGGCGGTACGGTAGTTGGTAACTCAATCGAAGATTTGAGTGCCGGTACTGCCGCAGCAACTATTGCATCTGCCGCTGTCGGACTCCGAAGGATTCGATGTGCTGGTATGGGTAAGGTTCGTGTTACAGCTCTTGCAGCAGTAACAGGTACCGCTGTCGTTTCATTAGTAGCAACAAGATAATTGGAGGTCATATCATGGCAACAGAACAATTCGATCCAGTAGCCGCAGGGCAAGCTGAAGCAAAGAAAAACTCAAAAGGCGTTCGCGCTGAAGTTGAGCGTAACGAAGCAGTCATCAAAGATAACATCACTGATGCACAAAAGCTTGCGAAGAAAAACGCTAAGCTTGATAAGGCTGCCACAACTGAAGCTGAAATGAAGCCTCAGGACGTTGGTACATCTGAGCGCGATATCCCTGAGGGTGCGCCGGTTACTGATGAGCCACAAGAAAGCAAAACCGATGAATCAAAAGCCAGCTCGAAAGATGCTGACGTGAAAAAAGATTTGCCTGAAAACAAAAAGCGTCAGGACACTGACAAGGATTCTGCTACTCCTTCACCAAGTGCAGATAACAGTCCAAAAGAAACTCCTGCTGATGCTTCAAACACATCTAGTAAGACGGCTGATAAAAAGTAGTTTCCACCATATCAGATTCGTAAGAGTCATCTTGAGAAGCCTGCGTAACAAACATTACGCAGGTTTTTTCGTCAAACTCTTGCTCAATCGCACAGTACATATACTTCACAGTATCGGCTGCGTGCGATTCAGTTTTGTGTTCCGGTCCCATGTAATCACCGGTAAGTGGGTTATATTTTCGCTTGTATAAATATAGCTTTCGGATCAGTTCTGAGCAGGTAGGTTGGTGGATCGTTGACTTGGCAACGCCGCCGATGGCTCGGTTGATGCCGTCCTCTTTCGGCTCGCGCCGCAGCAGCGAGCTGTTCGTCAAGCCCATGTCCCGAATCTTCTCGATACGCTGAATGGCATCGCTGTCGCGGACCGCGCCATCGTGAGGGAAGAAATGCCACGCATAATTATATGGCTTTGCCTGCACGAACTTGACGTGCGATTCATTATTCAGGTTGTGGCTTTCGTAGTAGTCGATGATCCGCGTTACCGATTGACCTGTTCGATTGAGGTAATGCTGGAAGAATACGATGGCAGTGCTATCACTCATACCAAGGTCCCATGCAGTATAAACTGGATAGTCGGCATTGTATGGGTGGACTCCGATCCGTTCTTTTTCTTCCATGAGTTTCAACACCTGACCATAGTAAGAGGTACTTGAGGCTTGACCCCAATTACACATAAACTCTTGCTGGAACCAGAAATCATTACCGTTTTTGGCAATGGTGTCTTGGCGGATACGTTCAAGCGTTTCTTCACTCAAGTATTCTTTGGCGGTAATCAAACTAGCGTACTCGCTTTTATCACCAGTAGCCCAATTCTCAAGTGCGCGGTCATACATAATTTTGAATGTTCCACCACTGATACCATCAATTTTCGGTGTGCTTTGGATAATAACCTGACCACCGTTTACCTCGATAATTGGAATGACCACATCGTAAGCGGCACTATCGATGTCAACGAACTCGGAAAAGATATACAACTTACCGTTCGCACCACGAAGGGCATCAGGGTCCTTGGTACCAAGCACCTGAAATGTCGATCCGTTGATGAGTCGGATAAGCATTTCGTCATCACGCTTGCTCGCGATTAGTTCCTCTGGAATAGCATCAAGTGTTTTGAATCCATCGTTCTCAATGTTATTCCAGAAGGACTTTCGCCCCTGTTCTTTCGTAGGGAAAACAAGCACCACATTCATTGGTGCTTCAACCATTTTATTTACCGCATAGGTGAAGGCAGTTTTATCTTTGCCACCGCGCCGGGACCAACACCAAACCGCCAGGCGGATACCTGACTCTAATGCTCGAAGTGCCTCTGCTTGGTACCACCTCGGAATGAAGTTTACTGGTATCTGCATACTATAATCTTAGCATAATTGCTATTGCTTTTATGGTTGACATTCTTATATACTTGGGATAGCAAAGGGTATCGTTGATAATTTAATATAGACCTTGGAGGTTTTTGATGGCATACGGCACTAAAACAGCCAACGTAATGGACATTCCACTAAGCGTAAGCTCGGTGTTTGCACCTTACGTTAGCGATAACGGTTATTCGATGGTTGATGTAAACAGCGTTCGCGTTCTTAGCATTGCCAATGGTTCACTAGCTGATTACGATGAGAACAGCGCGACAGCTCCTTTCGGTGCTGCTTCGTTGGTCGTTCCTGCTGAGCAAGTTCTTACTCTTGCTTACAACAAAAGTATGTTGCTCCGCGTTCAGAAAACTCAAATTCAGGATCAGCCAATCGCTGACTTCAGCAAGAAAGTTGCTTTGCAACAGGCTGATGAGGTGTTCGTTCCATCGCACGATGCGTACTCACTTGGTAAGTTGCTTGCGGCTCGACCTGGTGGTAACAAAGTTGTGTTCGATGCCAACGCTGGTACCAACGATCTGAAGTTGCAGTTCTCTCGCACAATTGACAAAGTTAAAACCGGCGGTGGTGCTGTCAACAGTATCCTCGCATGGGTTGGTTACGATATTGCTTCGCAAGTTCGTGCGCTCATCAACTACGGTGGTTCTGAAGCAGGTTACACTGATGGTAAGAACGGCTTTATTGGTAAGCTTGCAGGTGCGAAGGTTATCGAAACACCAGATGCTTACCTCGGTGCAGGTGTCTATGTTCTAGCCGCTGACAAACGAGCAATCGTCAACGTCAAGCCAAAGATGGACCCTAAGGGTGATGGTGTGGTTGTTATCGAGAAAGTCCCTGGCTTCTCTGGTATCGAAATCCAACTCCGCGACCGAGGCGATACCTTCGTTCTTACGAAGAAAGCTCGCGCAGTTGCATCACTCGAAAACGACTGATCCTAGTGAAATCAGCATAGAATTGAGGGGAGTAAAATCCCCTCTTTTTATATTGTCAAATAGAAAAGCAGTTATGCTATAATTAGGCTAGAAATTAGGGTACAATTATGCTAAAGAGGGAAGAGGTAAACACATCATGGATAATTCAATAAAAGAATGGCGATACGGTTTCAGCAAAGCAATCGCTAGTGGTGTCGATACCACTGACTTCGATCTTATTAAAACAGGTGCAGGTATGGGTGTTGCTCAAGCGAGTGGACTGCTCAACATCACCAGCGGCACGACTGCCAACGAAGAAACTATTATCCGAAGCAAGCTGAACTTCAATGGTGATATCGCTCTTCGTTTCGGCGCGCAACTTTCTCAACGTATCGCAAACAACAACTTCTTTATTGAATTAGTCGATAAGGTTGCCGATGGCGTAGCCTTCTCAATGACTAACGCAACCACTTTGGTCGCAGTTCTTCCCGGCTTCACAGCTGAAAACGTAGGTCAGTCAATGTACCTCGGTGGCTTCTCAGGATTGGCAGCTGTCATTCCGGGTCGCTACGCAATCTCTGCTGTATCTGGCGATAACGTAACCTTCACTGTTGCAGGCTTCCCTGCCTCTGGATCAGGTACCCTAAATGCCTTTGGTCGCAACTACCACCACGTTCTTTATGACGGCACCACCGCCACTAACGCAAAATATGATGCACAGCGCAAGGGCTTCAACTCTGGCGATACCGCTGCTACTATCAACACCACTGCGGCACCGGGACACATCGGCACCGTAACGATGATTAATGCCACCGCTGGATTCTTCGATCAGCTAACAACTTCAGCGACCGGCGCAGAACTTACACAGCGCGCAAGCCGCATCGCGAACGTACCAAGCGATGACGTAAAGCTATTCCTACAAATCCGCGCAGTCAACGGTACGTCCGCACCTGCGACAACCACAACCTTCGGGCTGAACTTCGTTTCTGTTAGTCGTTACGATGCACCGGCTAACATGATCGCAGGCGTGCTTCCATTCACAGCCAACTATCCATTACCTTCATTCCGGCAGGGGAAATAAAGCCGTTCGCCGCTGGTGTACCAGTGATGATGACGGCTTTTGAGTTCCAGTTATCTACGTTGTCCAGATCAAG